TAAAAACTTGTCCGCCAAATAAATCCATTAATGGCTTTGTTTTTGGTTGGGTTTTTAATAATTCATACCATTCATAGGGCAAATTTCCCAAATCTGCTTGGCTTATTTTCTGCCATTTACTATCATCAGTTGGGTCATCATAGTTAATTTCTAATCTTAAAATGGTTAATAAATCACTTGGTAAAGCATAGTTTGTTTGTCCTGCTACTAAATCGGTTTTCTTCACCGTGCCGAATAATTCTATTTCTTCATTTGCTAAACTTCTTTGAATATCTAAATAGGTCTCGTTAGTAAGAGATAAAAGGTCAACATCGGGTAAGGTCGTTGAATTCGTATTGGTTATTTTTCTTGTTTTTTCAAATATGGTGGATAATTGCATTTTGGTGAAGCGGGGGCGGAAGCCACAAGGAGCCTTCCCTTGCCCATAGCCCCCAATCAGGGTTTTAGCAATCTAATCAATCATTAGAGAGAAGTAGCGGCACTTTCAATTCTCATCAATCTTTCCTCTTGAGTCCTTGCAACCCCGATATTGGTTTTCGCACCAACCCAACCCTTTTGTCCTAATTGGTTGCTAACAGAAATAGCGTTTTCTGGAGGATAAACATAAGTATTCACTTTTCTTGCCAGCCAGTAAGAAATTCTGTAAGCGTCAGCGGCAATTAAGGTAGTCGGATAAACAGTTACATTTGAAGTAAAGGGCTGGACATTAGGAGATTGAACAATTCTTGCTCCACCAATAGCGCCAATCTCTCCACGAAAGAGATTTTCAGGTTGTGCGTATTTGTGCGCCTCCCAATAACTTGCTCCAGTTCCAGCAGAANTCATTAAATCATAGGCAACTGCTGGGTGCATCACACAAGCATATCCACCACCAGGATATTCAGGAGCAGAATTATTTCTTAATTTCTGGACTGCCTTAAAAATCAAACTAATAGTAATCAAATCAGACGAAGTAATAGAACCCCTTGCAGTATAGCTTGCATTAGGATAAATCACATTGTTCCCAGCATTAACGACGGTCTGAATTACCTCATCAATCTTCCTTGCCATTGCTTTACCAACTTCAGTAAGGGTTATATTTACTAATTGAAAAACAGCGGTCAAAGCGACCAAATCTGTCATTTCAACACTAACCCCATATTGAGTTGGCGTTCTGTCAACTGCGCTAACAGAAACAGCAATGGCAGTAGGACCAGCTCCTTCTGACAATTGGGCTACATTGCTGGTAGCAATCTTGTCAAAAGTGAAAAATCTGGAGGTGTAATTGCCTTCTGGAACGGTTTCCACTGTTCCAAACTGTTCAAAATAGAGATAGGGTTGCAAACTTTCAATAACTCTCGTGTCAAAATAAATTCCCAGCGNCTTCTGGCTTGTCGATAGATTGGATGTTGTAGTCGTTGCCATTATAGGAAGTGGGTCTTTTTTAAGACCTTTATCCGCTTCCTATTTAAACTCTATTCTATTCCGTAAATCTGTTTAAAGAGTTCTTTTGCTATTTTTTCTTGTTCTTCTTTCGGAAGTTTTAGGAAGTCGGGCTCAACAACTGTTCTTGAAGTTTGAGCAGAGCCTAAAGAATATCCCACTTTCTCTTCTTTTGAAGTTGCCTTTTTTTTACCAATATATCTATAAATTGCCTCTTCCCAACTTTCTCCTTCTTTTCTTTCTTTCATTATATTTTCCGCATCATCTTTTAACTCTGGGAATTTCTTGTAAAGAATGTTTTCAAATTCTAACTTATCCACTTTTGAGAGCAACTCATCTACATTGGCAATCTTGGCAACCTCTTGAAGCGAAAGGAACTTTTCTTCTAATTCTTTTTTTTCTTTAAGCGCCTGCTCGTATTTCTTTCGAAGGATTTTTACAGCGTTTCCTTCAATTTCTTCTAACGATGGTTTTTTCTCTTCTGTCTTTGTTTCTTGTTTTTCTTGTTCTGCGGTTTTTAATTCTTCTGAAACTTGATTCTCGTTTTCTGATGTTGTTTGTTGCGTTTCTACACCCATTTTTTTACGCTTTCCGCATCGGGGAATACGGAAAGGAAATTAAAGATATACTATGGATTATAAAAACTTAAAATTTTCGGATTTGTATATCCGCCTCTCAATTCGGCCTGTTTTCGACAACCTTCTGAATTGCAAATCCACGCTTTCCATTCTGGAACATACATATAAATTGATTGCTGAAAAGAAGAAAGATTATTGCTTGCTCCGCACAAACATCTAAACTTTCCTTCCGCAAACATTTCTTTAAAATGCGAACAATTCCTTGCTGGATGTCCACAAAATTCGCAAACTCCTCCAATAATTTTGGGATAACTCTTTGTTTCTTCTTCCTTTTTTGCTCCAATTCCCCTTGGCATAAAATTATTAACTTTTAATTCCGACCTTTTCATTCTTCGCCCCTCGTTATCTCAATTTCTAAAAACTTCATTAGTTCCTCTGGCAAATTTAAAAGAAAATCTAATGCTGCTATTTGTTCTTTATAACTAATTAAAATCTGTTCGTCAAGGGGCGCTGATTTTAAATTATCAATAACCTTTTCTCTTGTATCCTGAATTATCTTTTTAAGAATAGCCCACTCATTACTATTTCCGATTGTTCTAAAACTTCTAACCAATTCCCTTGCCTTTTCTATATCTTTTCCAACATATTCTGCTAATTGTTGACCAAAATAATACTCCAATTTGGTTTGTTCCATTTTCTTTTTTCTTTTTAGCATTATTTTTTCTTTTTGTGTTTTCTTTGATAGGTTCTTTTCGCTTTTGCCAATTTTCCAGTTCCTTTTCCGTGAATTCCTTTATCTTTCAATTTTCCCTTAACCAAACTGGCATAAAATATATTCCTTCCTTTTTCTCCGTATTGTTCTATGAATTTTTTTAATAGTTTTTTTCCTTTGGGTGTTAACGGCATAATTTAAAATAATTATTTCGACCTTTTAAGGCATCATACTTTTTCCCATTCTTTCTGTTCCCTCTGGGGGAGAACCAAATATTTGTTTAATAATATCTTGCGATGTTTTAGTTGGCATTCTTGCTTCTAGCGTATCTGCGGGCGGTCTTTCTTCTTCCAACATTTCTGGCGGTATTTGTCCTTCTGTTGGCAACGCTTCTCTTTGTCTGACAATGTTTGATTGTCCCATTTTCGCTTCTTTAACTTCTTTTTGCTTTCTCAAAATGTTAGCCATATGAGCGGCAATATGAAGTTCTCTTGTTTTTGTAGACGCAATTCTCATATGAACAGCAATATGTTGAGCGTCATCATCTTCGCTATCAATATAAACAAGTTTGTTGTCTTTTAGAATTTCATTTTCTTTTTCCGCTTTAATTTCGTGCGGTGTTGGCGGTAAAATTGCCTCAATCTGGTCTGGTGTTAAATCGGTAAGATAAAGCATATATCTTACTCCTTCTCTAACATTTCCGCCAATTTGCGGCAGTATTGGCAAAATTTCTGTTAAATCCCTTCTCTTTAAAATTCTTTCTGGCTCCGCTTCCAAAGAAGAAACAACTTTAATTTTTGGGTCAACCTCTGGGATAAAATCGGATTTTTTAACTTCAATAAATTCTTTTGCCCCCTGATATCCTACCAATTCGGCAATTTTGGTATCATCCTCGCTCATAAATCTTTGGTGTCTTTTTAACCAGCGATACCAGAAATCTTTTTCGCCATCAATAATATTTCTCATTAAAGAACTCATTAAAACATCTTCTTTTGCTTTTCTTAAAGCATATTCTGTTGCTGTCTTTTTTGTTGTCTTTGCCAATGATGTTGCCGCAGACAATCTTGAATAACTCGCCATTCCCAATGCTTCTGCCTGGATTTGGTTCATAAAAACAAGGGTATCATTAGAAACAACATTTGTTTTAGGAAAAGGAACTATTTGATTTGCGGGATATCCTTTTACTGGAATTGATTTTCCAATCTCTTTTGTTGAAAGATGACGGGGATTGATAATTGATTCAATATTATAAAGAAATGTTGGTGTAGCGTCTAATTTTATTCCTTGAAAGAGATAATTTTTTAAAACAACATCCGCCCTATGCAAATCTTCAAGTTTTTCTGGCAATCCTATACCCCAAAAGGATAGATTGGTTTTAATGTAATAAAAAGGAACGAAAGGAATTTTACTTTCTCTATCCCCCGCGTCTCTGTAATCTACTTTTTGATAACCCAACAAAGTGCTTACTGAATTATCAGTCCAAATAACATATAAATCTCCACCAGCATACATATACCATTCCAAAATCTCAATATAAGCAGAAGGATGTATTGGCTCTTGATAATTTAAATTTCCAATGAGAATTCTTTTTGCTTCTCTTACTAATTGCTGTTGTTCGTATGATTCTGAACCTGTTCTTCTGTTTATTATTTCTTTAACCTTACTTTCATCAAGGCGGGGGTCTTGTTTTAATTCGTATGCTGTTTTATAAATGAACCTTCCAGCATATCTTGCTTCCTCAATACAAGTTGCCTGCTTATCGATAAAAAAAAGCATTGGATTAACTGGTTTTACGATTAAAAGTTTTCTTTTTTTATCATAAAGAGAAACATCTAAAAGTCCTATACCAAAGAAAATAATATCCCATAAAAGTCCTCTCATTATTTTTCCCATTCTCATTTCTTCAAAATCAAAATTGGCTACTGCGTTAGTATATTTCATTTTCTTTACATCTGCGGGGGTTCTTGCTTCAAACTCTGTTCTTCTGTTATCGCTATCAATCGCAGAAAAAGTTTCCTGAAACTGATTAAAAACCAAATTAGAACCCAAATAAATATCGTCAGAAATAGATTTTTTATACTGATTAAGATAAAGTTTAACTAAATTTACCCAAAGCAGTTTTTTTTGCGTTGTATCATAAGATGAATCAAAATGTTGAGTTTTTACAACTTGTAAAATTTCTTCTGGTTTCCAATCCGAAAGAGACAAAAAAGAAAGTTCTAATTGCCTATTAAGAGAGATTGTGTTCTGATTGTTCATATTGTTTAATATCGTCTGGCGTTATGGGAACTAAATCAAACTTCTTTAAAACATTTAAACATCTTTTTTCAAATTCTTCTTGAGTAATTTTAGGCATTATCAGTTTTCTTAAACGCCACAGATAACCTTTTGGCTCTGCTATTGTAAGTGCTAAAAAAGAGTTCTCTGTTTCTCTTATAACAATATCTTCTAAAATTTTATATTTTTTCTCTTTTGCCTGTTTGTAAATGCTTTTTAAAAGTATTTCTTTTAATTTTTCTTTAACTTCGTTTTTTAAAAATTTTACTGGTCCTCTTTTAACTAACCAGTCGGGATGAACTTTTTCAAGTTCTTTTTTATCAAAACGAGCCAACAATAATCCCGTATAATCTGTTGCCATCTTTTCAAATTATAAAACCGTCTCTAATTGTACTCAACCAATACTTATCTTCCTCACTTAAATCAATATTATTGATGTTTTTAAAAAAAGTCAAGACCTTAAATTTCCACTCAAGAAAAGGTAAAAAAACATTTAATAAAATTCTGATTGTTTTCCATTTTTTCTTCATCTGCGGGAATCTTTCCCTTGTTTCTAATTCTTTAAAAACTGCCAATAAATCTTTTTTATCGTGTATAACCTTATTATAAAGCACCCGCTGAAATCTTAATCTATAAGCGCTGTCCAACTCTAAAATCATAAACATTGAATAATAAAAATCCCTAATATCATCAGAAAATTTCAGGCCAAAAGTTATAATAAAAGCGTCAATCAAACTTCTAACAAAGGAACAAAACTGAGGATAAGAAAATTCAAAGTATTTTAAACCCTTTCTGTATATTTCAAGATAAAAACTTTTAAAGAATGGTAAAAGATAAGGATGGGAAATATAGAATAAAAAAATGTATTTTTGAATTGCGCAAAGAAATAATAACTGCGGATTTAAAAAGCCAGGAAATGGTTTTTCTTCGCCTTTAATATAAGTAAAAATGCCCTTTTCTCTTACTTCAATTTTTTCTACTTTAACATCTTCTCCAACTGGAAAATTAGGAAAAATGTTTTTTATTATGTCTCCCATAATGCTTCATCATAAAATTTCAATTGATTTAAATCTTCAATAAATGTTAAAACAAAAGCATCCCAAACATTGGGAGAAGCAATGCCTTTTTTTAATAAACTTTCTTTTGATTCTATTTTAATTTTTCTATCTGATTGAATTTTGTATCTTATTGTTAAAGCCTCTTTCCACGCTTCGTCTTCAATTAACTTTCCGCCCCTTAAAATCCATTCTCTGGCTTTCCAGTATAGTTCTGCTTTTTTGTTAAAAAATCTTTCTTGGTCATCTGCTTTTGAACCAAAAATAACTCCGTGTGTTTTGTTAAAAAGCCCTGTTTCATTTAATCTATCATAAATTCCTTTTCCCACTCCTGTAATGTCAATAGCAATTATTCTAAAATTATAAATTGAATAAAGCTCTGTTATCTTCGGCAAAATTACCATTGTATCTGATAATCTCTGATTAAAAAGCACTTTTGCTGTTAAATGGTCTCTAACCACAATTGCTGTTGCGTCTCCGCCCGCTCCCACATCAACACCCAAAATACAAGGTTGAGATAAAGGATAATCAGATTGAACAATGGCTTCGTCTAATTGTTTTGAAGAAATTAAAGCCAAATATCCTTTGTTGTCCATTTCTCCTTCAAAAGAATACCAATCGCCTTCTAATAATGCTTTTTTTAGTTTTTCGTCCATTCCTTTTGATAATTCCTCATAATAGTTTGCTGGTAAATATGGATTATCTCCTATTTCTGCTTTCAAAAACCCCGCCTCTTTACATCTTTGGTCTTTTGATGTTTTTTCAACAAAAAATTCTCTCACCCAATTTGAAAATTCTCCAACTGGATTTGATACTGCTAAAAATTTAGGATTTTCTATGCCAGTCCATCTATTTCTCTGTAAAAGAATATCAAATGTTTCTTTTGGGATTTGTGTTATTTCATCTACTCCAACAATAGCCCATTCAGAAGAAAAATATTTTTCTGGTTCATCTAAATTCCTAAACATCAAAATTCCTCCTCCATAATCTTCTGATAAATGAAATTCGCTTTTTTGTTCATAATAAGTTCCAAGCCACAAAGGAAATTCTATTTTTATTCTTTTTAAATGTCTATCATTTAATTCAGGATAAGTTCTACAAAATAATCCTCCTTGAACGTTTTTATATCCTTTTGCCCCCCAATAAAGAAGCCAATAAAGAATAATCCATCTTAAAGCCCTACTTTTGCCTGTTCCGAGTGCTCCACTCCATAATGTATACCTATAAGTTTTTGTAAATTCTAAAAAGAGTTTCTGTTTAGGAGTAAAATTTGCCAGTTTGAAAAAGTTTATTTTTTCCATTAAATATTTTTATTTTCTTTCCACAATTCTGGATTTGATGTTATTATTCCTCCTCCACTTTCTATAATTTTTTTAAAAAGTTCAAATTTTGCTTGTTTTTCTGGATTTTCAAATTCTTTTTTTACTTTTTTTATTTTTCTTCTTCTTCATCATCTGTTAAAACCAAAATCTTTTTTTCTTCTGTTTCTATTGTTTGTTTTGCTTGTCCGTATAATCTATCAAGAATATCTTTGTAAAAAGAATAATTTCCTTTTAATCCTTCACGAATTCCTCTTTTCACAAGTTCAATCTGGACCGCGTCTGGTTTTTTGCCTAATTTTAACGCTTCGGCGACCTGCTTTGTTGCCTCCTCGAATATCGTCTTAAAGTTTCTCGCTCCTTTCGGTCTTCCTTTTGGATTTCCTGACTGACCTGGTTTAAATCTATATTCTGCTGGAGGTAATTTTCTTGGCATATTTTGTCTGTTTTTTACCCTGTTTCTATTTTTCGTTTGTTTGTCTTGGGTTTCCTTCAAAGAATTTTAAATCTTTTAATTTCCTTTTTTCTGTTTTCCAAATTATTTTATTTTCTTTTAAAATCATTTTTAAAATTATCTAATATTATTTTATTAAATCAATAAAGTATTTGTCAATAGTATTTAATATATCTGCGGGCGGAAAAGGTTGATTTTATTGTATTTTTTGCCTTTTTTATGGGTCTTAACAGAATTTTTATATTTGTTAAAATGAAACTGATAAGGAAAAAGGGAAAAGGGTCTTGACAAAAATTTTTCAGTGGGTAAAATAAGAGTAGATAAAAACAAAGACAAAAAAAGAACTTGACAAAAAATTTATCCAGAGTAAAATTAAAAATGATAACAAAAGAAAGAATTAAAAGAAAATTAAAAAGTCGTAAAAAATAAAAAAGGTCGTAAAAATAATTAAATAAAAAAGTATGTTCAATTCCTTCTATATACTTAAAAGTTTTTTAGAGGATTATGAGAGAATAAAAGAGTTAATAAAGAAAAATAATTTAAAAGAGGCAAACAGAATTGCTAAAAGATGGGGTTTAATCGTTATAACTTATAATGAAAGCGATAAAAAAGACAATAAAAAAACTGATTTTTACCTTATGCCGATTGAGTGGGATTATAACGATGATAATCGTCCAAAAAAAGATGGTCTTTTAATTAAATAAAAAAGGTCGCAAAAAAATAAGTAAAACACTATGCCAGAAACAAACCAAGAAAAACTTCAAAAATACTTAAAAATTAAAAAAGAATTAGAAGAAGAAATTAAAAATAATGAAAACTGGCTTAAAGAAGCAAAAGAAAAAGATAATGAAATAGACATTGAGGTTGCTGAATGGAGTTTAGAAAGAAATCAATTACTTCTGAATGCGGTTGAATTGGCCATCTCTGATATTAAAGAAAAGCGGGCTTATACTCTTATCTTGAAAAGTTATACAGAAGTGCCAGATTTTGTAAAAACTATTGAGGCGGAAAATGTTATTAAAGCACTAAAAGAGTTTAAGAATTTATTGCCAGAATGGGATGATTTAGTAATCCTTAAAAGAATTGATTTTCCCATAAATAATTTATCGGAAGAAGACAGGATAATTCTTAAATTATTGGACAAAATAAAGGAATTAGAAATTGAAAAATACAAAGCGGAATAATTAAAAAAGGTCGCAAAAAAATAAGTAAAAACTATGAAAAAATACAAATTAACAAAAGAAAAAATTGAACACAATGGTAGAACTCTTTATCGNATAGAAGCGTTAATTGATTTTAGTAATGTTAAAAAAGGACAAAAAGGAGGATTTATTGAAAAGGAAGATAACTTATCACACGAGGGTAAGGCG